TGTATTTTTTATCGTCTGTAGGATAATCAACAGGAGCTTTCCATTGGCAAGTTGTTTCATCTAATAGCCATGAGTTATATGGTTTAGGTGCAATAAAAGCATCACGACCTTCGTCATAAGTGTATCCTACACCAGCATAATTTTTACGAATGTTGCCGTTATAAGATGTTTGTTTCCAAGTGCCACCTAAAAGATTAGAGCAAAAGTCTATACCTTTTTGTTCTGATTCTTGTCCGTTTTCATCAAGAATGTCTTGGTTACTCACTACGATTACTTTTGTTACTATGTTATTTTCTAATTGAGCAAAATGAGCCAATTTATTTCCCCTTTGTTGTTAAGCTGTATAAGTGCCTGTTGCTGTAAATGTTAATATAGTATTTGCACCTGATGTTGTTACAGTTGGGCTTCCTGTAGTTGTGCCTGTATATTTAGCAGTAGGAACACTTAATATTACGATACCTGAACCACCAGATGCACCACTACCTCCAGAACCTGATAATTCTCCACCACCACCACCACCTGAACCAGTATTGGTTGTTCCAGCAGTAGCTACAGTTGTATTATTAGAACCTGCACCTCCTCCACCTGTTCCACCTGAACCAGCAGTTCTTCCACTACCATTTTGTGCACCTCCACCTCCACCTCCAGCATAAGTAACTGCAGAACCTGTAATAGATGAAGATGTACCAGCACCTCCGTTACCTCCTCCACCAGTACCTGCTGCAACACCTACTGCACTTGAGCCACCACCACCACCACCATTAGTATATGTAGCTCCGTCTGTATATCCATTACCACCTGCATAACCTTGACCGCTTGTCCCTGCTGCACCATTTACAGAACCTCTACCTCCGCCACCTGAACCACCTGTTTGAGGTGTTCCACTTGAATTAGAACATCCACCACCGCCACCTGTTGAAGTTACAGTAGTTATTCCTGTTCCTGCTAAAGATGAATTTACTCCACTTGTTCCACTTCCTCCAGAAGTTGTATCTCCAGCTCCGCCTGAGCCTACTGTTGCTGTGTAAGTATTTCCAACAGTTAAATAAGTAGATGAAGTTAAATAACCTCCAGCTCCACCACCACCACCAATTTGAAATCCACCACCACCGCCACCTGCAACTACTAAATAATCTACAGAATAAACAGGAGCTAAACTTCCACTTGCAGTAAATGTATGTATTGTGTTTCCACCTGATGATGTTACAGTTCCGCCTGTAAATACTTGTGAGCCAGCGTATGAGATGATAACTATTCCACTACCACCTGAAGCTCCTGTTCCAGAGTTTCTTCCATATCCTCCACCGCCTCCACCAGTATTGGCTGTGCCTGCTGTTCCAGCCACACTTGAACCTACACCGCCAGCACCACCACCACCAGTTCCTCCAGGTGATGCAGAACCAGTAGCTCCACCGCCACCACCTCCTCCAGCATAGTATGTAGAAGTTCCTGAGATGCTAGATGTAGCACCTATGCCACCATCACCAGCATTACTAAATACACCATTTACACCAGCACCACCAGCTCCACCGCCTCCACCAGCAGTTACAGTTCCAGCACCACCATCCCATCCAGAACCAGCACCACCACTATTTCCTTGCCCTGCCGTATTATTAGTAGGAGCAGAAGTGCCATTATATCCATTACCGCCACCAGAACCACCAGTATTACCAGGAGAACCTGAATTATCTGTTATACCACCGCCACCACCAATAGATGTTAATGTTGTTAAACCTGTGCCACTTAATACTGAATCAGAACCATTGCCACCACTTCCAGTTCCTCCAGCGCCTACAGTAACTGTATATGTAGCAGGATAATAAAGAGTTGCAGTAGAAGCTAATAAACCTCCAGCACCACCGCCACCACCAGTCCATCCTCCTCCACCTGCACCACCGCCAGCTACTACTAGATAACTAGCTGTAACTGCTGTAGCAGGTGTTAATGTACCTGAAGCTGTAAATGTATGTATTTGATTACCACCTGAAGTAGTAACTGTGCCACCTACAAATTTAGGTGTAGCAGATGCGTAAGATATGATGACTACGCCTGAACCGCCAGAACCGCCAGTTGTGCTAATGACATTTCCACCGCCACCACCGCCTGTATTAGCAGTGCCGTTATTTCCACCACCTGCACCGCCGCCGCCAGAACCACCTGACCCGTTACTTCCTGAAGCAGAACTTTTTGAACCACCACCACCACCTGCGTAAGTAACACTTGAGCCTGATATAGAAGAGGCAGTTCCTGCACCTCCGTTACCACCAGAAGAAGATGCATTAGCACCTACCGCAGATGAGCCACCTCCACCACCTGCTCCTGAATTTTCATTACTAGCCGCTCCGTTGCCACCTGCAAAACCTTGTCCTGATGTTCCAGCAGCTCCAGTTTTATTATCATGTCCTTCTCCTCCACCACCAGAACCACCAGAAGAAGCTGCGGTATTTCTACCTCCTCCTGCACCACCTCCTATTGATGTAACAGTAGTTATGCCTGTTCCTGATAATACAGAGTTACTTCCACTAGAACCTTTAGTGCCTGATGCACCTGCTCCACCAGCACCTACAGTAATTGAATATGTAGTAAGCGTAGATAATGTTGCAGTAGATGCAAGTAAACCACCTGCTCCTCCGCCACCACCCACTTCCCAATTGCTTCCACCGCCTGTAGCTCCACCAGCACCACCGCCAGCTACAACAAGATAAGATGCAGATATACCACCTTTAGCTGATAAAGCACCATAAGCTCTTGCGGCTTGAACGGCTAGTCTTGACAATAATGACATTAACTAATTCCTATTTGAATTGTGTTTGTGCTGCAAATACTGTAAATGCGGCTGACCCTGTTTTCACGATAGTATATGAGTAAGCATCTATACCTGAAGCATTACCTGAAGTATATGCTGTGCCACCTTGATATTTAGGTGTGACAGAGTTTCCATCTATAGTAAGAGCATTGTTGTAATAAGCGGTTGAGCCTTGAGTCACTAAGAATACGATTGTAAGTGAATCACCTGTAGTCATTAAAGTATTTAAAGATGTAGTTCCATTACCTCTAATATTAACAGTCCAGTTAGCACTTGCATTAGATGTGTAATATAGAACTGATTGAGTTGTTACATCATAATTGATAGTGCCAGTAGCAGCAGTTGCAGAGATAGTTGAAAATTCAGTAGCATTGATAAATGAAGAAGCTAAAGAAGCTGTTGCGCCTGTGAATGTTTGTTTAGCTGTAAATGATTGTGCTATACCTAGTCCTGCTACTGTAGCACTTGTAGCTGGGAATGTCATTGTAGTGGCATCTGTGCCTGCTAGAGTAAGTGAGTTACTTGCAGTTAAAGTTTTACCATCTGCGATTGTAAGGGTTGCACTTGTAGCTGGTGCTGTAAGGGCTACTTTGTTTACAGAAGTTGCTGTAGCTACACCTAATACTGGAGTAACTAAAGTAGGGCTAGTAGATAATACAACTGCTGTAGTGCCTGTAGATGATGTTACACCTGTTCCACCATTAGCTACTGGTAGAGTGCCTGTTACGTTTGTAGTTAAGTTTGTAAATGTAGTAGATGTTGTGCCAGTACCGCCATTAGCAATAGGAAGTGTGCCTGTTACACCTGTGGTAAGAGGTAAGCCAGTTAAGTTAGTAGCTGTGCCTGAAGTTGGAGTGCCTAATATTGGAGTAACAAGAGTAGGTGAAGTAGCAAATACTAAAGAACCAGTTCCTGTTTCATCTGTAACAGCACTTATTAAATTAGCACTAGATGGAGTGCCTAAAAAGGTTGCAACTCCTGTGCCTAAACTTGTAATACCTGTGCCACCATTGGCTACTGGAAGCGTACCTGTTACACCTGTAGTTAAAGGTAGTCCTGTAGCATTGGTAAGCGTAGCTGAAGCTGGTGTTCCAAGAGCAATAGCATTACCAGATGCGTCTAAATATAGACCTTGTTCAGCAGGGTAGGTACAGAATACACTTTTAGTACCTGCACTAAAGTTTACTAGAGAACCAGCATTGCTAGACTCTAATACAGTAGTACGAGATAAAGTAGTACCTGAAGATGTATATGTGCCGATACCTATTTCAAAACTACTATCCATGACAATAGCGTAGTAAGTTGTATTAGCGTTACCTATGACTGAGAATGACTGGAATCCAGCAACTGCACCTGCTAGGGTAAGCGTGCCTGTGCCTGTAGTGGTAGACGTTTCTTGCACTCTATCTTTAACAATTAATGCCATATTTTTTCCTTTTAGTTACAACAGAACTAAGCTAATGTAACTGATAAATTGCCTGTGGTTATCTTGAATACATCACCTATACCTACAGTTTTACTGTCGTCTAGTGGTGAATGATATAAAAGATTACCTGCTGTAGAAGCATCTCTTAAACCAACGTGTGTAACAGTACCCCATGCTGCTGTGCAAGTAGGGAAGGTTACGTCAGCAGAGTTTAATGAAACTCCGTTAGATGGTGCGCCAAAGGTAACGGATGTTCTAGCGTAACTACCGCCAGTAACTTCTGTGCCTGTGTCTGCATCTGTTGGGTCTGATGTATATAAAGCAACATATATTGTTGCAACTGATGTGTACGTTGTATTGCGTAGAGTTGCATTTATAAGTGCGTTCTCTAAAAAATTACTCATTTCTGCCATGATTTTTCCTTTATCTTGGTATTACGTTTAGTGAAGTATATGGATATGTACTACCCAAATCGCTTTTCTTAATATTTGTAATAGCTCTATCATATAATGCTGACCATGTTTGAACTCTAGGGTCATTCATAAGATACGGTTCTGCTTCTGCTAATGTTGCGTAAAGTAAAGCGTCTGGGTAGTATGCTAAATACAAATTACTTGATGTTGTAGTAGAAATAAATGTAGGTTGTGAATAGTATAAAATTTGAACTGTGTAACTTCCATTCTGACTAGGTGCAAATTGAAACTCTGTTCCTAACATTGTAAAATAATGTGAACGACCTGATAATGATGTTTGACCATTTTTAAAGAATAAATCAGGTGATTGATACTCTAAGATAATAGGTGGGTTACCCTGAAAATGTATTTCTCTTAACTCTAAGAAGTCAATGGGAAAAGAAACTAAATTATCTGCAGGCGTAGCTGTAGCTACTTTTAACATTTTCTCTGTTCTTAAATCACGACTTATTCTTAATTGAGCCATCTGAACAA